TAGAGCAAAAAGTCTTTAAGCACCACCAGGACTGGATTGATTTGCTAGAGGGTCAGGAGCCTAGTTGGCTCCACGAAAGTATGATTTATGAGAAGGGCGACCCCCACCGCCTTCTTGTAAACGTGCCCCCTGAGCACGCTAAGAGTACGGTGATTACGGTCAACTACTCTACTTACCGCATCGCTCTCAATCCCAACGTTAGAATCATCGTAGTTTCTAAGACGCTTGTCAAAGCACGTGAGTTCGTGTATGCCATCAAACAAAGGCTGAGCCATCCGCGCTGGTTAAAGTTGCAAACAACATTTGGGCCAGAAGGGGGTTGGAAGGAAGACTCTGACACTTGGCGCGTTGACACCGTTTACCTTGGGGGCGATGCTCGTAACTCATCTGAGAAAGACCCGACTATCCAAGCCCTAGGTATGGGTGGACAGATTTACGGTGCCCGTGCTGACCTGATTATTCTAGACGACTGTATAACCACCGCTAACGCTCACGAGTATGAGAAGCAGATTAACTGGCTGCAAAAAGAAGTTATCACCCGTCTAGGCAAAAATGGTAAGTTGTTAGTAGTAGGGACGAGAATTGCGCCAACAGACTTTTACAAAGAACTCCGTGACCCGAAGCATTGGTCGGGCGGTAAGTCTCCTTTTACTTATATGGGTATGCCTGCGGTTCTTAAGTACGCTGAAAAACCCGAAGACTGGGAAACGCTTTGGGCTAAAAGTGACGTTCCTTGGGATGGCGACGACGATACGCCAGATGATGACGGACTCTATCCTAAATGGGATGGAAAAGCATTATTCAGAAGAAGGGGAGAAGTAACCCCCTCCACCTGGGCGCTGGTCTACCAGCAAGAAGATGTAACAGAAGATTCCATTTTTCCTGCTGAACTTGTTCAGGGTTCTATAAATGGGATGAGAAAGCGCGGTCCTTTGAGACCTGGCGCTGCTGGTCATCCAACACAGGTTGAAGGTTATACCGTTGTGGGATTTGACCCTGCTATTGGTGCTGGACGTGCAGCCTTTGTTGCTATGACATACAACAGACACGATGGCAAAATTTATGTTTTAGATGTTTTGGATATGTCAGAACCTACGCCACAAAAGATTAGGCAGGCAATTGAGGAGTTTGTTCAAAGGTATAAGCCGCAGGAACTACGCGTTGAAATCAACGCCCACCAGAAAGCCTACGCCCTTGATACCGACCTACAACAATGGTTGGCAATTCACGGTGTTCGCCTCAATGCTCACTTCACTGGCAAAAACAAATGGGACTCTAACTTCGGAGTCGCTGGAATGTCTACCTTGTTTGGAACAGTCAACAACGGAAAGCACCAAAGAAACAACCTTATTGAGATACCAAGTACTGAAGGCTCTGAGGGTCTAAAGGCTTTAGTTCAACAACTAATAACTTGGCGACCTAACACCAGAGGCAAGACCGACTGTGTGATGGCTTTGTGGTTTGGTGTGCTGCGTTGTAGAGAATTTATGCAGCAAAACTCTAATGTGCAAAAGTATGCTCACAACCGTTGGGCAACTAGAGCACAATCACAAAAACGATATACAGTAAATCTTGACGAGATGCTTGCCGAGCAATGGCAACAAACCTATGGGTAGGATAAATGGCTGAGAAAAAACCACTGAAGAAAGACTTGAAAGAAGTCATTAAGGAGATGTCAAAGGCTCCTGGTGGTAATGTCGCTATGCCTAGACCTGTAACCCCTGGTGGTATTCAAGGTGGTCCACCTACAGTTACTCCACCTGTTCCTGGTGGAATACAAAAACAGCCAGAAGGTCCAATTGTAAAACGTGATATTGCACGTGAGGCTTTTTCTGCTTTTAAAACTGGTGAAGTAAAGCCAAGTAATATTCCTGCACCAGCACCTGATACTAAAAGTGTAGAAGTAAGTAAGATTAAAGCCCCTGGCAAAAAGGGATTTAAAGGAACTAAAGAACGCCAAGATATTGCAAAGGGTGTTCGTGGTGGCACTGTCGGCGGTATGACTAGAGCACCTGGCTCTAAACCATCACTAGCAAAATCTTTGCCTATGGCTATTGAGATTGCTCAAGAGCGAGCACGTAGACGTTCTGAGTTGGATGCTATTCAAGAATCATTCCGTGTATCTATGGGTAGCACTGTTAGCAGAGAAGAACAAAAAATGCTTGACCGTGCTGCTCAAGCAGCAAGAGATGCTTTACTTGATAGAGATGCTGCTATTAAAGAAGCCACTATGTTAAGAGATGTAGATACTGGTGAAGTAAATCCACTTGCAGAAAGAACTATGCAGAATGAAGCAGACCGTAGAGTTGCTGAAGGGCTAAGAGCAATTGGTAAAGGCGGGGCTGCATTTGGTCTACTAGGTTTAGGAGTAGATGCTTTACTACTTTGGAGACAATTACTACAAGAAGCAGAAATAACTAAACAACAAATACAATCTAACTTGATGAACTAAGGATGGCAATGTTATCAATAGAACAAATCTCAGCACGCGTTGAGAACTTGCGTGAACGGTCTGCTGACCGTGATGCACGTCAACAAGATGTGCTTGCTGTCCGTAAAGGAATGATTGCTTCTGTATATCCAGATTTCTTTCCTGAAGGTGTAGATGCCAATGTCGTTGCCAATTTTATTGATATTGTTGCGAGAGACTTATCTGAGGTTATGGCGCCTCTCCCTTCGGTCAACTGCTCCGCGGCGAATCAGGCTAATGACCGTGCTCGTAAATTTGCTGATACTCGCACCCGTATTGCTACTAACTATTTTGCTCACTCAGATTTACAAGTCCAGATGTATACAGGCGCAGACCTATACATCACATTCGGTTTCGTTCCATTCATAATTGAGTTGGACGAAGAAGCAGGGCTACCGCGTATCCGTATAGAAAACCCAGTGGGCGCTTACCCAGAGTTTGACCGCTATGGACGCTGTATTGCCTTTGCAAAACGTTACTATATGGCAGTAGGAGAACTTGCTTCGCAGTTCCCTGAGTATGCCCATATCCTGCTTGGTAAGGAAATGTACAAAGCAGATATGAACTCACAGATAGAAATCGTTCGTTACTATGACGAGCAGCAATCTATCTTGTATGTGCCAGAGCGTAACAACTTAGTGCTATCACAAGCCAAGAACCCAATTGGTAAGATGATGGTAGTAGTAGCACGCCGTCCATCTATTGATGGCGAGATGCGTGGACAGTTTGATGACGTACTCGGTATTCAGTTGCTTCGCAACAGGTTCGCATTACTTGCGATGGAAGCAGCGGAAAAATCCGTGCAAGCACCAATTGTTTTGCCATCAGATGTTAATGAACTGGAGATGGGTGGCGATGCGGTTATCCGTACTGCTAATCCTGCTGGAGTTCGTCGTGTAGACCTGAACATTCCGCCTGGGGCATTTACTGAACAAGCATTACTTCAGCAGGAACTAAGAACAGGTACGCGTTATCCAGAGGGACGTACTGGAAATATTGATGCCAGCATTATCACGGGACAAGGTGTGCAGGCGCTTATGGGAGGCTTTGATACACAGGTCAAGTCTGCTCAGGCTATTTTTGCTTCAACACTACGAGATGTAATCTCTGTTTGCTTTGAAGTAGATGAAACATATTTTGATTATGAGAAGACTATCCGTGGTGTAGATGCGGGTAGCCCATATCAAATTACATACAAGCCTACAAAAGATATTAAGAAGGATTACTCAGCCGATGTTCGTTACGGAATGTTGGCAGGACTTAACCCTGCACAGGGTTTGATTTTTATGTTGCAAGCACTTGGGGGCGGACTAATCTCAACAGACCTTGCTATGCGTGAACTACCTTTTGGTATTAACGTAACGCAGGAACAAGAAAAGATTGAGATTGAGAATATGCGTAAATCGCTAGTTCAATCTTTACAGGCCTACACCCAAGCAATTCCACAGATGGCAGTTGGTGGACAAGACCCATCAGCAGTTATCAAGAAAGTTGCAGATGTAATTAAGGCACGTCAAAAGGGTGTACCGATTGAAGACGCAGTGCAAGAAGTCTTCCCAGAATTACCTCCTGCTGGTGCTGCCGAACAAATGGTTGAGCAACCGTCCCCTGCTCCCGCAGGCGGCCCAGTAGGAGGCGCTCCTCAAGCGCCATCACTACAAACTTTGTTATCTAGTCGAAGTGCTGGTGGAACTGCAAGTGCTAGCGCCCGAACTGCAATACGGAGGTAGAAATGCCGCCACGCAAAAAGGTAAACAAAAAGGCTAAACCTGCACCAAAGCGTAGAAGAACTACTAAAGAACCAGTATTAGTAAAGATTGATTTCTGGGCTATTGCTGCTAAAGAAGTTTATGATGCCTGTGTTCGTGCAGGATTTGATGAGGGCACTGCAATGGCATTTGCTATGGATAGGTCAAGTTACCCTGATTGGATAATTGACCCAGTAGACCCAATTAAAAACCCGCTTGATGATTTTGAGGAGGATGAGGACTAATGGCAGATATTAGAGAAAAAGTTTCTGGGATTGGTTCTATGTCTGAAAGAACAGATTTAAATGTTTCTAGTCAACCTGCCCGTTATATTTCTGGCTTGCCTCAAGGGCAAGGTCAAGCAACCTATGACCAACAGACTGCAGCGCCTATGGCAGCAGTTAATGATGTGGCTATGGTTCCTATTACTCAA